TGAATCAACTGCCATCTTAATTCCTTGACTGTTGGACATGTCTCCAACTGGACCTAATGCACCACCCCTTAAATATCCCCTTGGGTTGTACAAATAATAATCAATATAGTTACCCCACTCATGTTCCAGTGCAGTACCTTGAACTGCTCTCTTAACATTGGGATCCATCCCTTCACCCATCTTGCCAAGTTTTTGCCTGACCTTACGCATCTTCATTGCGTCTATGTAACGCAACTCACAGATACCTTTCTTTGGGTTCTCTAAATCTACTACCTTATGATAAAAAATTCGTCCGTCAATATACCACGAACGAATAATTTCATGAGCACGATTATCAAAATTTAAAAGTCTCTTGATATAATCAAACTCATCTCTAATTTTCTTTTTGATACCTGCACCAATATCTAAATTCTCTAGATTAATATCAACACAACTATCGTTGTTGTCAGAAACAACAAACTCATTCACGATCTCATCAACAGCAGAATCCACCTCTGGATGAAGAGCCATATCCCTATATCTACGGATTAGCTCGTACTCATTCCTTGCGGTGGCATCTGTGTCTACGTATGTCCCAAAATAACCGCCAGCTGCAATAGAGACAGGTTCATCAGCGAGAGGAGGTACTGGTGATTGTCCTTTTCTTTCTGACTTGCGGTTTATCTGGAAGCCAAATAACTGACCCATTACTAATTAAACCAAGTGTTTCCTACTCCTATTTATAGGATAGAAATTCCGCTATCTCCAGAAGTTGTATCACTATCGTCACCAACAGTCCAGTAAGAATATTGAAATTCAACTGAGAATTCTTCAATCTGATCATTGCTATCATATGCAAGGTCAATAGCAGATGTGCTTATTGGGAATGCATACCATAACTTATATGATCTTGTCTCGTCACCAGCAGGTGAGTTATCTTTCTCAAGTTGCTTGATAACAATTGAACGACCATACTCTGTAGGATCTTGAATGTTAGATGTATTTGCTTTATGTGTATTAATCTGGTTTAACCATTGCTCAAAGTAAGCACGAGACTTCATCTCTTTGTCATTGATGAATGTCGCTGACCAGTTATCAAATGTTCTGTCTCCAGCAATCTTAACTGTTCTTCCTCTGAAAGGAACTTCAATTACACCGATATTTGATGCAGGAAGTACAGCAGATTTACACATGTATGATACAAGAGTTTGATCGGCATCAACTGATCCAGGGAACGAGATGTCCACCTGAAACATATTGGGTCTGACACCCTGCTTAACTACTTGCAAAAAGCTTGATACGTTGCTTGTAATTGCCATTGTTTTAAATGTCCTCTTCTTTTATATATTTAACGAATTAGCGTCCAATGACTTCACTGAACGAAACACCAGTACGTGTAGCAGTAAATGTTACTGTTACGTAGTTGATGGAACGAGCAGGTTTAATAAAGAGTTCCGCAACAAACTCGTTACGGTCAATAACTGCTGGTGTGTTGTTAGATGTATCACAAACAACCAAGAAATCAGTGATACCTTGCTGTGCAACGATGTCATTCAAATATGCATTGATATTTGAAAGGAACCCAGAACGAGTAACTTCATCGTTAAGTTCAAATAGAACTCCCTTAGCAAGTGCCTCAACTCTAGCCTCAATATTGAGGAAGAGACGGCGAACATTGATTCTATCAAATGCGGAAGGTGATGCAAGAGCAGTTTTATCACCAAATAGTACAGCACCTGATCCAGGGAATGTAACTATTGGGTTAATTCTGTTTTGATAAAGTTCATCTCTATCTGCTTTGTTAGGATTGTATGCTAACTTAACTACGTTACGAACTCCACCACGTGCTAGTCCAGCAGGTGAAATCCAATCAGCAACTGTTGTTGAAGTATTAACGCATAGTCCAGCAACGTCACCATTACATGCAACGTACCTATACTTATCGTTAAAACGATCATACATGTACTTGTAACCACTATCTAAAACAGCATATGATGTTGATGTAATAGTGTTAAAGAAGTTAAGTGTATTTGTCTTCTGCTGTGCAGCAGTAAGAGCAGATCCACCTGATCCAACTTGGTTACCTTTGAATGGAGAAACAAATGCTACACAATCTTTTCTTGCAGCAGCAATAGCAACTGCCTTTTGTGCTTTAGTTTTAGTATCAGTTTCAGTTCCCATTGATCCACCCATAAGAACAAAGTCAACCTCTGTCTCTTCAGTGTCTAGGAATAAATCATATCCAGCAGTTGCTTCTCCAGCAGTATAAGCGTAGTCATCTGTACCACCACTTAAATCTGTTTCATTTCCACCAGATAGTTTGAAGTAGTCACCAGATGCAAGACCAGATGATGCAAGACCCCAAGCCTTACCACCACCTGTACTATTTGGTTCAAACAAATTTCCAATGTCAGCACCGTGGAAAACGTACTGTGCTTGTTCGTTAATTATATCCTTGTAATATAATGAACCACCTTCAGGGCTCTTAGCGTCAGATATTTTGGAGAGGAATGTAAATCTTTCTAGAACTGTATTGGCAGCACCTGAAACTTCTCCTGTTGTGTCAATAACACCAACGTGAACTTCATCATACTTGACACCTCTGTCAGCAGCATGTTGAGTAGTACCAGGACGAGGACCAATAGCAGATAACTTTAATCCTGTAGAACCAATAGCAGTATTTGTATAAGCATCTTTAACTGCTGCTACATTAATATCAGCACCAGCATTACCAGCGTTGATTGTAGTACCTTCTATATTATCAGAGTCTGAGATTAGAACTGTTGGATCATCAAGAACAACTGTAAGATCTAGTCCACTTATTGCAACTAGTTCAGCATTCTTTGCAACACCACTTACATTGAATGTAACTGTGTCTCCAGCAGAAGGAGGTGCAGATGGTGCAGAAGCAAGTGTAATGATCTGGTCAGCACCACGATCAGCTACAACAACCTTTACTCCATTACCCCATGTTCCAGCAGAACGTGCAGCAAATATCTTAGTGTTACCAACACCAGATTCCCATGCTGTGTCATTCTTAATAAGAGTACCACCACCATTAGCAGCGTTTTGTACTCCACTAGAAGCACGTACTACAGCGAGTCTACCGCCATAACCTAAGAATTCCGATGCAACTAACCAGTCCTCCGCATTAGCTTCTTTAGGTGTACCGAAAGTGCTGATGAATGATTTCTGATCTGATATGTTTACAATCTGATCAATCGGTCCTTTTTGAAATGACGAAACAATAGCAGCAGTAAGAGCTGAATCTCCTACGATTGTTGCGTTTGTTAGGTCACGTTCTCTAAGAACTACACCAGGCGAGACTTGACTTGCCATGTTTTTCTCCTCTGATAATTCCAAATTTATCTGTAAGTATTTAGAATTTCCGAAAAGTCAGCAATATAAAACCTTTAGGGGTCTTACAATCCCCCTAGTAATTCCACATATATTCTACGTCAACCTCAGAACTCCCGTATTCCCAAAGGTTTCCCTCTCCATCTATAAATGTGTCATCACCCAATCCATCATCAATAAACCCAAAAGGAGCCATGTCTTGCTCTATTTGATTCCTCTGTTCTTCATAAATTCTTCGCCTTACATCCTGATCTGTCATCTCTTTGAAATACTCTTGCATTACCAACCAAGAGAATAAAACCATACACATTACTAGGTCATCGTGATATCCATCATCTGCTTCCCAACACTGTTTTCTTTGAATAAATGTTGTAAGTTCTCTTAATATATCAAAGTCTTTAAACGTAAGTTTATCATCTTCTATAATTGCTTTAAGGTTTGCACACCCTTGCTTCTTAACAGTGATGCTCATCTTAACACCCAATTGTGTCTTGTTACCTGAGAACCCTTGTCCCACAACCTGTCCAGCCCTACCACGCATAGCACACATAAGTACATTAGGATACTCAAGGTCATAGTTTAGTGTTGCTGCTATACTATCTCCTATGTCATTTACCTCAACTAAGATATAAGGAAACTTATATTCCTTTGCTACTCTTAGTATTACCGATGGAAACATAACAGGTTTAATTTCATTATCTCTGTACTTTGCCACGATTTGATACGGTAATGTGGTAATATCAAACACGATGAAAGCACTGTAGTCGCCACCGATACCTCTGGCAACGTCCACAGTAATAATATATTCGTGACCTTCTTTAGCTCTCTCGTATACGTCAAGTCCTGCATTGCTTTGTATTGGATCTTCAAATGGTATTGCTTGTAGTTTAGA